CGTGCTTTTCAAGAGATATACACATGCATTCATATATACATTGTTTGCCTCATTAGTCGCCCTTTAATATATTTAAGAAACTCGCTTGAATAGTGAGTTTTTATTATTCTCTTGTTCTTTTGGCGAACAATTTGGCGAACAATTGCCATAAACATAAAAAAATAACCTACCCTCAATTAAGAGAGTAGGCTTTTAATTACTTCATATCTTCTTCAGCAGTCTCGTTAGGTTCTACTTCCGGTAGACCAGCTAGAGATGTTCCAATTGATAAAATCGCAGCTAATGCGGAAGTAGAGCAAACTAACTTCCAGTCAACGCCACCGATTGTTGCAGTTGTGCCGATTGTTGCAACGAATGTCTGTGCTGCTGTTTTTAGCGCTCTTCTTGCTGCGGCTTTCGCCCATTTACTCCAATAGTTTTTGTCTTTCATTTAGATACCCTTTCCCTTCTTTCTTCTACTTGTTTGATTCGTTCTGTTAGAAACGTCACGGATGTTTCTGTTTGAGCGAGTCTGTTTTCCAGAGACATAACACGATTGCTTACATCTCTGGTTGTGGCTTTTAAATCTGTGATTCCTTCTTTGACGTATGTTATGTTTGCATTCATCTTACCGAGTTCCTCGGCAAGTTCTTTAGCCTGATCTTTGTTGCCCTTATGGATTGTAGAATTAACACTCCATATAGTAGCAACTAGACCAATTAGCGAAACTAAAAGACTAAGGTAAACAGGATTGATTCCTTCATGCATGAAACCACCTCCTGTTATAGTCCGTAGTAAATTCGGTCTACTGCACGCTGTACTTCATCCGGATCATATCCAGCAGCACGTAATGCGTTAATGCGCTCTTGGCCATTGCCATAGTCTCCGCGATAGACCGCTTCAGCAATAGCACTCATGTCACCCTGTTTTGAGGATGGCGCACCTTGAAGAAGCTCGTTTACACGTTGTTGTACTGCAACATTGTCATATCCTGCTGAAGCTAATGCATTGATACGGTCTACACCGTTACCAAACTCGCCGGCAATCACTCTCTGTGCAATATCATCAATAGAGTACGATGGAGTAGATTGAATACCACCATAGATTTCATTAATGCGTGCTTGGACTGCACTATACATATCGCCTAATGCAGCACGTCTTACATCACCATTTCCAAACTCACCCGCAATTGCTCTAAGTGCTAAGTCTTCAACATCTCCACTCACTGCTGGTGTTGGTTGTGGTGTAACTGCACCACCTGCCATAGCCGTACGAATATCATTCTCGATAACATGATTTACCTGCATAGCGTGAATCGTAGGACCTGGACAATTTGTAGCCACGAACATGCAGTGCTCTGTCAATGTTGCGGATGGAGTTCCATCATAGTATGGATAAATTCCGTAGCGATTGCAGATGTCTGCACATAGGCTAATCAAAGAAACATACGCTGCTTGACTGATTGGCCAATCACCACCAGTCTCACTATTTGCCACTTCGATAGTAATCGCACGATCATCATTATCCCAGTTGGCGGATGTCCACGGATGATTTTCTTCATCGACGTAGCAAGCAATACGTCCATCAGACCCAATACCATAGTTAGATGATGCCTGTCTGTTTGGATTTAAAAAGACGTTACCACACGTCTCGATTGAAAGATTACCAGCCATATGATGGATAGTTATCTTTGAAATTGAATTGTAGCGCGTTCCTGAATGATTAGGACTCATGATTGCTACATTAGTTAAAGCTGAATATCCCATAAATTATTCCTCTACTTTCTCTGCTTTATTGCTGCTTAATTCTTCTAACTGCTCTGTTGTTAAAGCCAAATCTTCATTCATGATTCATCCTCTTTCTTTCTATCTAAAAAGGCGGCCGCATTGGTCGCCTTAATAGCAATATTTATTTTTCTTTGTAATAATCCCAAGCCGTTCCAAAGCCTGGTTCATTACCCTTATTCCCGCCAATCTTTGAGACAAATACAATTCCTCTAGCGATTGCTAAGTCACCTTTGTTATAGGTTTTCTTTTCGTCCCACGGTTTTGCTTCTCGTTCCTTTGTAAAATCATCATAGAACAACGGTGTCTTGTCAGGAGTTTGGCCATCTTTTGATGTATGGTCAGAGACAACTGAATAAGGCACTCCATTGAATGCGATACGCTGGCTCTTTTTGTATTTTGCATTTGGAATCCAATCATCTAGGAATGCAATATACTTCTTTACCGTTTCAACATCCGCAGTCTGTAGCACCTCGTTCACTAAAGGACGGACCTCTTTATATCGATTTGCCTCTATGTCTTTTTCTGGAACATCCGACAAGATGAACGATAGCGTGTATCCTGTACCAGATTTAGAGAATGTTAGCGGCTCCGTATACATTTTTGTAGTAGGTCCATCGTCGAATGAAACATCATGGATCACACCCACCTCGAACGAGTCAATTAGAATTTTTAAGTTCTCAAAAACAGCACGTTGAAACGTTACAATGCTTTTATTGTTACTTGGTATCTCTGTAAATTTCTTGTTGTCAATTAACATCTTTATGCCGCCTTTCTAACAAATAGTACTTCCACTCTAATTTCACCTGCAGGCAATGCATACCCATCATTCCACATATTACACGTGTAAATAGTTACTGAGTTTTCATTCCAGCTATTAATAGAACACAGGCATCCAGTTGTTGATGCACTGATGGGTGCTACCATACTATATCCAGCAGGAACATTTATATTAACAATTGTTAGATTAGATGAGTTATAGCTTACCGTTTGTCTTGGCGCGGTAAATCTCCGAATGATAAACGTATCGTTACCGCCGATTGCTAGTCCATTTTTAGCGTTGATCTTACCTGCCACATCGAGTTGTCCTTTTGCTGTTGTGTTCTGGCCATTAAAAGTAAGAGCGTTATTAACTGCGTCAACTTTCGGCTTTAACGTGTTGATTTGGTTTTGAAGATTGCCGGCTGCATCCGTACCTAATTGCCCTTTGATTTCGTCAAACCATGCATTAAACGCTTTGATGTATTCCCTCTGCAATACACTTTGGTCAAAATCATAATTAACTAATGCATGTACAAATTTTCTTGAATCACTTACAGTGATTTTTGATAAATTACTCGGATTTGCTGGAACTTTTACCAGTCCTAGCAATAGATATGTTTTATCGAGTGTTGGTGGAACTGGTGAACTTGCTAATGTTCCGTCAATACAAACCGGAACAACTTCTCTATTTGTTTCATCAAAGTGTAGTGCAACTGCAGTAATTCTAGATAAAGTTCCATGTGCCCGTGTTAAAGGCAAAGTAATAACGGAATCCGCAGTAAACCATCGATTATTTAAAAATGCCCTACCAGGTCTGATTTGAACCTGCATCGATGCTTGTTCAACACTAACCTGTAGAGCATCTGCAGATGACTGTACTACGCCATCACTCACTAAACCTCCGAGATAATTTGAAATATCATTGGCATCATACGTTCTATCATATGAGCCGTCCGTGTTTTGTTTTGCATTAAAAAAGCCTGATCTATATGCCATTGTCTACCACCTCCATTGTTGGCAAAATTGTACGCCCATCTACTGAATCAGATAGTGTTGTTGATGAAACCAAAACTTGCACATCGTTTCCATCAAAAGATTTTACGTGAGCAATATCGCCTAGAGAATAATACTTATCAAATTGATTATCTAATCCAGAGTCAACCTCTACATCGTATTGTCTTTTAATATCCTTTAATCCACGCATAGCATATGTTTTTAGCATGTTCTTATATTGTTGCTCGCTTAGCTTATTACCTGCTATTTCAGAGCTATAACTTGAACCATCGATATATGTTTCAAACCTATCCCAACCAGTTTTATCCCCAACACTCTGGGTGACTCTTGGAGCATTTTCTCTATCTTCTCCACGGATTAATGCTACATTTGAATACTTCGAAATATCATCATAGTAGTCATTTGAAATCATGTTGCCACGCTCAAAAGAAAAGAACACATTCGTGTTCCTAGATTCTTTAATCTCAAGTAGATAGTTCCCATTAACAAAAGATAAGCTATATCCCAAATTGAATTCTTTCAAAGAATCTTCTAGCCAATCTAAAACGCTAGTACTTTTGATTGTTCCATCGGTTTTATACTTTTCTAAAAATGCATGCTTAGATTTATCAAATACAATTGGTAATCCTCTCATATTTTGAGAGATAACCAAATCAATCGCTTGTAGTAAGTTTAGATTTTCTTTTCTGATTTCATTCCAAATGATTCTTCTAGATAATAGCGACTTTGCACATCTGCCACTTGCAATAAGAATCAATCCTTTATCTAAAGACACTTTAGTTTGGACCTTCTCAATAATCATGCGATGCGATAGATCTTTATCTAAATATATTTGCTTACCGACCTTTAAAATTTCAAAGGTTGTTTTTAATAAAGGTACTTCCAATGAAAAGTCACCTGTTGATTTAAATGATTCTGTCCAAATCAAACTAGAGTAATTATCAATAACACCTAACAGCTTTAAACCGTTATTTTCTGTAATGTTAATAATCATATTAAACCCCATTATATAGTGTTTCGTTCTCAACAATTACCTGCATATACTTCACTCCTGATTCAGCGTTGACATAGATCAAATTATCTCCAGACAACAACGTAATCCAATCGCTTGTTCTATCCAAACTATCAATCATATTCGTTTTATCTAAGGCTACATCGTCTATATAGAAGATGCTCTTTTCACCGACAGCCGTTTTAATTAAGAGTTCATCATTACTATTGATTGTCGCTTTAATATGCATTCTCTTGTCAGTTGTCTGATTGTAGATAACTGGGTTTACAACATCTCCACCAATTGCTTTTATACGTATGGCGCATCCAACATCTTCAGTTCCTCTATTTAACACGGATTGGTGGTCTGTACTCGACAAACTACCAAACGGGACTGGAACAGTAATGCTAAATGGAAAATGGAATCCATAACTTACCGTGTTGTATGATGTTATGGATTTTGTATTTTCTATAAAATATGGAGAAAAACAACGTATTGAAATAACAATTAGGTCATCTCTATAGAACTGTTGATCGCTTACACCTTCAACATATCCATCAATATACGCATTCAAACTAGGACTGTAGTAATATACCCTTACTTTCTTTTTAGACATAAAGAAAGAGTGCAGAGCATGTCTATTTTCATCAACAGGCTCTAGCACTTTAATTCGTAGCGTTAGTGTTCTTATGGATAGTCTAGCACTTGTCATTCTTTCGCCGTCATAATTAGCACCTTTAGATGAACTATATTCAGCACTAACAGGATTTAATCCATCAACTGGATCACACAGAATAAACCGATTGTCATTTCTGAAGTCTAATGTTTTTCCATTAGATTCAATAATTAAATATTTATATCCCATATTAGATTGTCTCCAGTAATGCTCTCTTAAGTTGTCTATAAGTTTCTAAAGGGCTCAATTCTTTAGGACTATAGTTATTTTGATTAATAGTAATTGAACGTTTTGATAATGAGTTATCCCCATCTGTTAATAAATTCTTGAGATAGTTTTCAGACATAATTACTTCTCTTGCAGTTTCACCACCACCTAATAGCTTATTGCCACTAGCGCCAAAAATGGTTGCACCATCTAAAATACGCGGATTCTTTGTAGCACGATCAAACCAATCAACACTAAGATGAGGGACCTTTGGTGGCACTAGAGAAAATTCTCCTGAAATATTAAAGTGTGGCAAATCGATATGTGGAAGGCTCCAATTAAAATTAAAGATTCCCTTCAGCCAATCAACAATTGGAGAAATAAATGATTTAATACCATCAAAGACATTTGTGAAAGTATCTTGAATTGTCTCTAATGGCCCTTTCACTGCATCGATAAGCCATTTCGCCGCATCACCAATTGCTGTAAAAACAGGTTTTAAAACACTATTCCAAAAATCTGAAATCGCGCTAAAAACTGCTGATACAACCGTCACAATTCCATTAAATACTGTGCTAAAAACTGGCATTAACACATTACTAAGAAATGTTCCGATTGCTGTAAATGCAGGCAAAAGAATATTTTGCCATGAGCCAGCAATTAAACTAAAGACTGCTTGAACGACTTCCCCAACAGCCATAAAAATAACCTGAATAATTGGCCACAATATATTTTGTGCAAAATCACCTATTGCTTGTAAGGTAGGCTGTAATGTGCTAGTCCAAAAGCCAGCAATCGCATCTATAACACCACCAACTACTTCTTGAATATTCTTCCATGCTTCATTAACAAAGTTTCTAAAATCCTCGTTATTCTGATAAAGCAGAACTAATCCTGCAATAATTGCACCAATTGCTAATAAAATAGGATGCCCTAATAACACCGATATTCCACTAGATAATTTGCCAATTGAGCCAGTGATGCCAGAAATAATAGAAATAACAGGACCTGCTGCAGCCAAAACCCCAACAGAAGCAAGAATAAACTGTTGCATACCAGGGTCTAATCCTTCCCACTTATCTATTAAACCGACAACGGTATCAATTAATGTGGCAATAACTTCATTTAAACTAGGCATGACCGCTTCAGCAATTTTATATCCAAGTAACTGTATGTTATTCAACGCAATTTTAAAATTGTCAACAGGGTCTAAAGTTGCTGTATAAGTATCTGCAACAGAGCCTAATGCATCTTGCAATGATACGCTAGAATCAACAAACATGTCTGCAGATAGAGTGCCATTTTGAAAAGCGGCATATAACTGTGGACCAGCCTTTGCACCAAATACAGAAATTGCACCATCTGTAGAAGATAGTGCTTTTACGAAAGCATCTTGCATGCTGATTCCTTCAGCCATTGCGTTTGCTTGCACCTTTTTTAAGCCCTGCATAGCAGTTGAAACATCTACACCAGACTTTTCTAAGTTACCCAGTAATGAAGCTGCACTTGCTGCGTTTAAACCCATGCCCTGTAGTGCTGTGGCATTCGATATAAGCCCTATTTCCAGTGCATCCATGCTTACGCCTGTATCCTGACCCACTTTGTTCAATGTGTCTAAAAAAGCACCCGTATCATCTGCAGACAATCCGAATGCAGAAATTGCTTTCTGTACTTGATCTATCGACTGATTAACATCAACGCCATTAATTTTTGCAAACTGCAAAAACCTATTTGATAGATTGTTTAAAATCCCACCAGTTACCCCAAATCGTGTATTGATTTCTCCGACAGCTGTGCCAACATCTTTAAATGAAAACTCTGTACTAGTTGCTATGAGTTCAACTGAATCTTGCAAATCTTTTAATGCACCACCTGTTGCTCCAGTTTTTTGGATGACTGTATCCATTCCATCATCAACTTGTTTCCAAGCTGCCATAGACGCAGTTGCAAGCCCAGCAATTGGAAGTGTCAAGCTCTTAGTCATCTCGTCACCGATAGGTTTTAGTGATTGGCTAATTCCACTCATTGCATTTGTAAATGAGCCTAGGAATGATTTCCCTGTATTTCTCCCAGCACTTTCACCTGCTTTAGGTGTTTCTTTTCCTAAAGCTTCAGAAATAGCATTCCCTATTCCTTCTGTAGTCGGAATAAGTCGCACATAGGCACTTGCTAATTCGATTCCATTTGCCATTACGTGCCTCCATATCTAGACTTATTAAAGTCATCTACTGAAATATATGTTTTGCAAGTATCCTTTTTTGAACCCATCTCTTCTTTACGACCTAAAACTAGATCTACTAATCTAGTCGGCATTTCCATATTGCTGTTTCGTATCAAAAAATACTCAATCTCAGATAAGCGATCATGTATGCTCGGAAGCAATAAATAGTCAGAGATTTCTTGGATGCCTTGCATTTTCTTATATATTCTTGATTTTGCCCCTAAGCCGAACACAAGAACTGCCACCTTTGTTGGTGGAAGGTCCTTATAGTTAAAAAGGTGATAAGTCTCTGCTAAATCGCAGGTCAACTCATCACCATATTTATTAACTATTTCGGCAAGGGCTATTAGTTTTTTCCGTTATTAATCGAAGACATGAAGCTCGATAATTCTTCACTCATCTTGGTAGCATGCACCACACCATCGTTAGATAGTGAGCGCACATGTTCTTTAAATGCGTGATATCCATCTTCTCCTAGTAAAATCTTCATAGCCGAGATAAGAGCAGTGGTATTTCCTTTATCCGCTTCTCCCCATAATTCAACTAATTCCCAGTTATCTAACGCGCTATCTTTAATTTCAATCTCAAAACCTGTTTTTGTCTTGCCTTTCATTGTTTAATCCTCCTATGCAGTTGGCGCTTGATAGTAATCGTATGATGTATTGCCATTTGCATCGAGCATTGCGCTAAGTGTTACATCATAGCCGATTGCAGAATCTTTCTTGTATGACAAGTCGCCGAGTTCTGTAATCTTTGCATTAGGCACAACAATACGAGATAGCGTTCCATCTAGCATTACTGTATCGATTACCCATGCATTAGCAACTGGCTCTAATGCGTTATGTTTAACTGTCATTGATGCTGTTGTTGTTCCATCTAACTTACCTGTAACATTCTTTTCACCATAAACAGCCTTCTGCACAATATCGCTAAGTGTTTCAATCATCTTAAATTTAAACGATTCTTTATACTCCGTTTGAACAGTTGTTACTACACCACCGCCCCATTCTTTAATATCATTAGAGCTTCGTGATTGTGATCGCGTTAAACCATCCTCAGAAATGTATCCTACACCTTTAAATGCTGCATCTAAAGCAGTCTTTGCATCTGTAGGCAATGTAGTTCCAAGCGGAGCATAGTAGATAGCACCTGTTACCTTAGGGCTACTTGTTGATACATTTTTGGCTTTATTTGTATTTGCTTCTGCCATATTATTCCTCCATAAATTGTCTTGTTACAACAGAAAAAACCGCTTGATAGCGGTACTCTTTCGTTGAAATATTTGTAAAATTGTAATCGTTAATAAGACGTATAGACGATAGTCCTCGCACACTTGCATAGACCATTACCTTTTTAGTTTTCTCATTTAATTGAGCCGCCTTTAATAACGACGGTGCGTGTGATTTAATTGCAATCGTTGACGTTGTTACCCAGTCTTTGCTGGATGTTCCTGTTTTCTCAACTATCACATACTCATCAGGAGCGCTCTTAGGTCGCTCCATATAGGCTTTAATACCTTTGCTATTTAGCAGTTTAATAATTTCTGATTCGACCATATCTACCCCTGTGTACTTTTTAAAAGCGTATTGTTTTCTAGATTATCCTCTTTTGCCTTATCGCTAGTGGCTTTGACAAGAGCTGTAACGCGTCCATCCTTTGATGAGTGCATTATTTTATACTCGTATCCTTCACCTGCTCTTGATACCTGCCTACGTGCCAGTTCTTCGATATAGCACTGCACTGCAGGACAACGAAGTAACTCACCTACGCCTTCTCTATTGATTTCTAGACGTTCTAAAACACCTTTACTCATAGCGCTCTACATAGTACTTATCATTCCAGCGTAGCGGAATCATCTTATCAATGCCCTTTTGAGGTAACGAGAACACGTGCCAGCGATAACCATAAAACTCTACAATTGCATCAGTCCATACATGCGTATCACCCTTAGGAATGCCAAGTTGGTACTGTGCCTTTTTTCCATATAGATTAGTAACATCTAAATTTTCTTGTGAACCTACTGGCGCAACAAGAACATCATTAACTTCTATCGGTTCACCATTGTCATAGAGTGGAGCATTAAACTCATCTACACCTGTCTGAACTTGTGGAATGATTTTAATAGTAATCCCCTTAATGGATGCCATATAGGTCCACCATTCCAAAGCGCTGGCGTGTTAGTCCCAAGCGCTTCAGGTCCTTCTTTAAAATAGACATTCCACCACCTGTATTCACATATGTTCCTGACCATGAATACCCTAGTGCTGATTGAGATTCTTGCGAAAGTGTACTAGCGTTATCGGATGATAACTGGTCTAAATATCGAGAGATAACATCTACAACTACAGACTTCACTACGTTTGGTAGTACTTCGCCCTTAGTAATCATTTCATCCAGGTCTTTTCCAACCCTCTTAGCCTCTTGTCGTAGTGAATCAGAAACAATTGGCAATAACGCCTCTACTTGTTCCTGTTCTGCATTTGATAGATGTTTCCAAATAGTATTGACATCATTTACGCTTGCTAGGTTTGTCATCCTTTACCACCTTCTTCTCTTTAGTAGTTACGGGAGACGGCTCTTCAACCGCCTCCCATACGTCACTAATTAAAACAGATGAAACATCAATCACACGTCCGTTTTTAATGTTTCTATACTGCATGATGATTAAGCTTTAGCAATCTTCTTGAAGGATGCAGTATCTAAGATGCCCCAACCGATGTATGCTTCAGCACGTAATACAATCTGATTGGTACGCTTTAGGTCACCCTGTCCATCTGGATCACCATACTCGATGATTTCGCATGGTACATTTTCAGTGTAGCCCCACTTAAATGCATTTTGGAAGTCACCGACAATGGCTAAGTCCTTAGATGTACCAAAGGATACTGTGTTGTTTACATCTGATGCCATGCCATAGAATGCTTCTGGATTCTGACCAAAACGGAACTCAGGATACTGTGCTACACCATTAACCTTAATCTTGGATAATGCAGCACTAAATGCTGGAGCCATTGCGATACCTGTTACAACGCCATCTTCACCTGTGATAGCCTGTACTGCAGTATCGATATCTTCATCTTCCTTACCTGCAGTTGTTGTAACTGTAGCAATTGTAGCCATATCAAAGTTCTTGGCAGCTAGACCAGATACAGCTGTCTTTGTAGAAGGATTAACACCATGGAAAGCACTGATGTCTAACGCACGTGCAATCTTAGCGGCAAATCCATCAGCAAATGCCTGTAAATAAGGAAGCTGCTGTTCTTCTGACATATTGACAAATTCATCTGTTAAGCGATGTTGATAAACAAACTTAACAGGGGTGATCGTTACAGGCTTAAAGCTAGCATCACCAGCAGGCTTATTTTCTCCTTCGCCCACGATAGATGCTTCGCCGTCCATTGCAAATACCATCTGTGTATTGCCTGCAAACGGAATAGGTGTTTGATTTGATAACTTAGCAAGGGATGAATGTCCCTTAGCTTTTGAAAATACTTCTGATACTAATTCTGCTGGAAATAGGTTTGTTGATTTTGTAATAGTTGCCATATTTTTTATTCTCCTTTAAGTGATTTTGCTAATGCTCTAACTGCAGCATTCTTTCCACCATCATGCTTCTCTTCTTGATCAGCAAGCGGTACAATAGGCTTATTTTTGCCAATCAGTTTTACAAGAGATTCTGCATCTTTGCGAATATCATCTTCTGACTCTCCTGATAATCTTGACGCCATTTCGTATGGTAGTCCTGTCTCATGAGCAATTCGCGTTTTTACCGAGGCGGTCTCGTAGCTCTTGATCTTACTGTCTCTTTCTGTAATTTGACGGTCGAAATCAGCGTACTTTTTAGCAGAAGATTCAGCTTCTTTTGTCAATGAAGCAATCTGCTTGTCATAATCTCCCTTAATCTTGGAAAGATCGTCAGGGCTTGTATATTCTTCGTATTTTTTCGCTAGCGTTTCACGCTCTCTCCCTAGTCTATCCTTGATTAGATTGTCTAACTGTTCCTGTGTTGTGATTGGTGTAAAATCTGCCATTTTATTAAGTCTCCTTTTCTCCTCTTCAATCCGTGAGGTATACGTAAGTGATGCTATCTAAAAAAGCGACTTAAAATAGTCGCCTTAATAGAATACTTTTTGTTTTCTGCGTTCTTTCGTCTTCTTACACGACCAGAATGCAAAAATCATTGATTCCATTAGAGATACATCAACTGTATCTTTAATGGATTTAAAACCAAAACCGCCGTTGCTTCCAATCGCACGGCGCTGCACATTTGAAACTGATTGAGTTAGTGATGGTTGTCCTTTATGACATATCAGTTTTTGATCTAGGCACTGTTGGAAAAGCGCGTTAGCTTCAATGACTTCTGATACTTTAGGAAAGATTGGCTCCTTCTTGATTCCAGCCTCTTTCATCGCGTCTGCAAGTAGTTGCTGACCACTTGCTCCGTCTATTACTACGTTTTGTAGTTCTGCCTGCTTTAAGAAACGAGCCAACCATCCTAAGCCATTACGTTGCGGCTGACAGTCTATACTCTCAACAAAGATTAAATCATTGGTCGTCTTAACCGCAACACTTAATGCAACATTTTTTCCATCAGCACCAAAGCGTATGCCTGCATATAACTTACCTTTAAACTTAGGTAACTTATCAACCTGTAATTCTTTCCATTGCGATTCGCTGATGTCTGATTTCAGATTTAACTTAGTCCAGTATCCTAAACGCTGAATGTTGAAATCTAATTCATCTTCACCGATTTCATCACGTATCTTACGTTCAGTTAAAATTGTACCCAGTGATGGATTTGTCTCATACCATGCCTCTACATCATTTACATCTGTCATGCTTTCGACTGACCATTCTGCCCAGCCTGTATTGCTGGTCTTACCTGCCAATGTATTCTCCCTCATGTGCGTAAATACTGTGCCCGAGGATACCATTGTAGGTGGTGTTCCGCAGAATATCGTCTGTGGATTTGGAGAAGATGATACAACGTATTTTAATGTAGTTTCTTGATCGTTCTGATATTCCTGTGCCTCATCAATGATGAGTAAATCATATCCTTCACCAAGTCCACCCTTAGAAGTTCTTGTTCTAAACGATGCAAGTCCACCGCCTTCTATCATCTCGATTTTTTCCAATCCATATTGACGAGTTACTATGAAATCTTCTTTTTCTTTGTATCCAGCTTTAGCCATAATGTCGTATAGACGGCTAAAAGCTGAACTAGACGTTGGTGTTCTGTGCGCTGTATGCAGTATATGCTCACCTTTTAATAGACCGTAAATCTCCCTAATGGTAACAACTTCATTCTTACCATTTCTTCGAGGCACTGCATATCCAAACTTCGAATGCACCCATAGTTCTTCATCATCATAGGAAAGTAAGTCGTAGATTAATAACTTCTGCCAGTCCTGTGCTTTACGTTTTGATTTTTCATATAGTTTAATTGCTTCTTCTCCATACGTTTTTTCGTATGGTAATATAACGGATTGAGTTGGTGTCTGGCGACCTAATCTTTTAGGTTCTGCCATAACTCCTCCTATCCGTTTCTCATCATTGGCGGTCCAGTTGCCTGCAATTTACTCATATTAAACCTCCGTAAAATAAAAACACCGCAAAATTATGCGATGTTTTATTCCATACCTGCTAATCTATATTGCTCATTTACCCATTCTTTGAACTTTTTTGCGGCCTCAACAGCTTCAATAGGAGCATCATCTTTCAACTTTGCGCCTATCATATATGGTCCGTATATTTTTTTTAATTCCTTTATCTCATTAGGATATATCAAAATCATAAAATCACCTTTTCAAAATTTTTAATATATTGTATTCTGTTTCGACTTCGTCATACTTTCCAACAAAATACATATCTTCAGCATAATCACTGATTTCACCTACATTTTCATCTGTAATCCCTAATGTGTCAAGTTTTTTCTTACATTCTGCGCGCAAATCATTAAGATAATCGTAATAATTTTCTGCCGTGATTTTATCGTGTTTTTTTTCGTACTCTTGTGCTTGCTTGCAATGGTACATTTCATGAAATGGTGTTGAATACGGGTCAAATTCAACCGCCAAACCTTTCTGTAGAAGTATTAATTGCTTTTTATCACCAACAACAGGCGTATAGGAAATTAAATTATTTGCCGCATCATACCGTGCAATAGCATGGTTAATTTCTGCTGAATCCGCAATTAAAATAGTAGGTTTATTATTTACATCAATATTAATTTTCTTTATAGCTAATTCTGTAACCTTATTGATATTATGTAGAGCTTTAGGTTTAATCATAGCTTTATCCGAAATATATACATTATTGTAACCATCTACTTTTTTTGCATAAATTTCTGTACCAGATAAGGTTTTAAATTGAGCATTATTTCCACGAACTACAGGTCTATAGTTTTGTATATACAATTCATTTGATCGTATCCGTTTTTCTCTTTCTTTATCTTCACGTAAGTTTATCCACCGATTAGTTTCCCAATCGCCTTTACCCTGGATAACTACACCTCTTTTCGTTGTGTAGGTTATAATACATCCACATCCAGGATGACGTTCAAACATTCCCATATCATACGCTTCATCGTATGGAACATCTGTTCCGCATCGTTCTAGACACCAGTGGCAGACATCGCCACCACCTTTATCTGTAGTATGTACGCCTACATCGTCATATTCGCGTGAAACCAAAACGTTAATGCCAGATTCATCCATGAATTTGGCACTTCTTCTACCTATTTCGTCTACATAATTTTGCGAAGCTGAAATAAAAGTATTTTCTATAGCATTAAATCCATCATCTACATCATCGTAGTTTTCAAGCTTAGCAGAAATATCTTTTGCATATGTATTGTTATATGAAACTGTAGCAGGTTTTAAATTAACATTTGCAGTTTCGTAAATGACATTTTGTGCCTGTGACGCTACATTCAAGACATCTTGATAGTTTGCTTCCAAAATAGGATTTAGAATCTCTTGCGTAATAGTTAAATCACCATTACTGACTTGTGCTATTGCTTTTTTTGCTAACTGTCCCGAGCGTTCACTATATTTTTGAGCAGCTTCATAACTTGCTTTGCCGCTCTCAATCGATTTTCTAAGACGTATAAGTTCAGTATCGTTCTCAATCAACCGTAAATATACTTCCGTTGCTTTCTGAACAATATCGTTCATTAGAAGTTATCCCCATCTATGCCAAGAATATCTCTCATACTATCGTTGCCGATATATCCAGGCACTGCTTGATTTACTTTTAGTGCAGCATCACCAAGCGCTGCGATACCAGATGCATCAGGTGCATAGATTGGCTCCCATAATGGTTTTGTTAAATACACTTGATTTCTTGCGTATGGATACTTATCACGAACACACGCCGCTAAATATCCAGCATTAAGAAAACCAGTTCCGAATGATCGCTGTGCTTTCTCTGCAATTGATTTTAAATTTTCATGTGACGCTCTAATTGCTTCATAACTTGTAGGATTTGAAGATGCGATACCTAAATCATCAAGTGTTAAACCTGTTTCCACAGTAAATAAAGCCGCATACTCTTTAATTTCTTCAACGTATGGAGTTAATTGTGCTTGTGAGAACTGTCCTAATGTAGGATTGCTACCCTCTTCACTTCTATTGATTTGTAAGAAGTCTGTGAGTGATGCTTTTCCTGTTTCGTTAATTGGCTCAGCATCTGGGTCCATACCAATTAAGTATTTTTGTGGGAATGAATTAACCTCGGAGCATATAGCCATGTTCATCAGCACATCTTTAGCGTTGTTCTGATGGCTTATACAAGCTCGACTAATACGAGAATGACCAAATGGTCGTTTAGCATCTGGACGGTTGATAATCGGCACTAAAAGAGGATAAGGGGCAACGTTATCTACAGAGTATGGTTGTAATCCCTTTTCATAAATGACTGTCTTTCCCGGAATAAACCATGCTTCTATTAGTGGATTGTCGTTTTCATCACGCTTCAGCACTGCGTATCCTTCGACAAGCATCCCAGTAATTGGATCCACGATTCCTGTTGCGTTACCGCCATCAATAACCTGTAGTCTTGGATATCCTGTATCATCTTCTGAAATGTAGATGAAGTTACATGACGTAATCAATGCTCCAAGAATTGCAGAATCAAAGAGGATGTCGCTATTATTCATCGCATAGATTTGTTCCATGTTGAAGTTATCGTTCTTGAAACCTCTGAATCTCAATCTATCAGCTAGTGCATCAACCGCTTTAGTACACCATCCTAAAGTGAAGTTGAATTTGTTCTGCAGTGCAGTAGGAACCATTACGTTACGTGGCTTATGATTATCTTTCATTTCGTAGTACTTATATCGTGTTTCTACCCTACTTCTCTTTGTTGCCAGTTTGCTTCTTAGGTATCCTATTCCTTTGTAATTCGTCATCTTGTTTCCTCCATAAAAAAAGCGGCTATTTTACTAGTCGCTTGTGAAAAAATGGTATTTCAGCGAGAAATATTCGCAGTAACGGGCGTGTGTTGCGAAAAGCATGGTGGTAGGGGTCACTCCCCCCCCCTTATGCTTTGTATGATTTCCAGTCAATGGACTGTGGCAAAACCCTGTTATCTATGCTCTTATCTGCTATGTATTTCTTGTTGATTACTTTGTCTGACTTGCCACGATTGCACGATAGATGTGCAAGCTGCAAGTTCTGTAGATCAGATGGATGTCCGCCCTTTGCTATAGGTATGATGTGGTCGACCGTCGGACTCATCGGATCAGGAAACTTTAGTGAGAAGTCTACAGGCTTTCCACATATAGCACATATTGTCTGTGTTGCGTATATAGTCTTTTTATTCTTGTCAAACGCAGCTCTGAATGTTCCATCTTTGTCTGGTCTATTTCTTGCGTATTTACCCTGTCCCATGCATTCCTCCTTCGTCTTATATACATTGGAAACTATCAGTGTATGAGGTTATATGAGTACTTGGAAAATAAGCAAAAGGAGGATTTTAGAGAAAAGCACTGATAGTCTCGAATCTACATAAGAAAAAAAACCACAAGCTGATTGCTTATGGTTTTCGCCTACGCCCATTATACTGTATTTTTTCAATAGACATGTCTTTATTTTATAAATTATACAAA